GCGCGCTCCTCGTGCGTGATATACTCGCGCCGATAGCCGCGGTTGTAGATGCGCTGCCGAACTGCCGCCTGCTGCATCCGCACGGCGGCAAGGATCTCCTTGAACGGCGCGAAGCGCGCGACCATCTCGTCGATCACCTCGGACTTTGGGTTAGGTCTGGCGCTCATCGCTTCTTGAACCTCCCGCACTTGTCGCGACGCTCCGCGTCCCGCTTGATGTTGCGGAAGAAGCTATCCATCCATTCGCGGTCGCGGCCGAGTCGCTCGCCGTTGCGTAGCCCCCAGAGGAAGCCCAGCGAGATGCCGGCGCAGAGCATTATCGCGCCCAGCGCGAAGATCTCGAGCGCGTTCATTCGTCACCTCCTCGGTGGTCCTGGGCGGTGAGCAGCGCGTAAGCGACGATGGCAATTAGGAGCACGGTGGCCCAAGCTAGAGTGCTCAGAGTCATAGCCACGTCTCCTTGTACCACGTCGGGAGGTCGATCTCTTGCACGTCCTCGGGCATATTGGGCCAGCGGTTGGCCTCAATGCAGCCCTTGAGCCGCGTCAGGTCGCGCAGCGTTTCCTCCTGGCCGCGTTGCAAGGCCGCGTTGCTGACCTTGTAGACCGCGACTCCGTATGGCTCGCACTTCTCGACGGCGACGAAGAAGAAGTCGGTGCAGGCGATGCCGCAGTCGTAGAGCAGAGGCAGGTAAAAGCCCGCCTGCCGGTGGTAGCCGAGGTTCACAAACGCCTTCTCGAAGTTGCGGGAGGCTCCGTCGTCCAGCGACTCGACGGTCTTGAGATCAACGACGTAGGGCCGCGGGCAAAGCGCGCAGCATTCGGCGTTGAACCAGTCCGTCCGAGCTTGGACGTTGAGCGTCGCGAACTGCTTGCGCCAGACGAGCTCGGGCTCGCCGGCGCGGAACAACTCAGAGGCCGCAGGGTGCGCCATCACGGCATCGCGCATCTGCTCGACCAGCGCGAAGTCCTCCGCGTCTAGGATGGTCTTGCCGGCGTTGGCCTGAGCGAACTGCTCCCACGCCGCCTTGCCCTCCTTCGTGCGGCGGTCGATGCCGTCTGGACGCCGAGCGTAGAGCGCGCCGTAGGTCTGCGGCTCGAGCACCGCGGCGTGCGTCGCGCGGCCAATGGCGAACGCGGACGAGTCGGCGTCCGGCACTACCTTGAGCACATACTTCCGGTGGTAAAGCGCCGGCCGGCGACGGAACACCTCGAGCTTGCTGTGGCTGATGGCGTCCGTCGCGTGATAGACCTCGGACGGCTCGCCTCGGATCGCGGCGTTCATTCGGCACCTCCGATCTCGAGCTTGGCCTGGAGCGGATCGACGACGGCCTCGCTCTCGTCCTTGAAGCGGACGCTCCAGCCGACCTTGACGCGCACGGTGGGCGCCATCGCGAGCGCGTCCCATTCGATGACAAAGCTGGCCTTGGCCTTCGGCTCGGCCTGGCTCTCGTCGTCGACGAAAGAATCCTCGGCGGCCTTCCGCATCGCGTCGTAGTGGGTTTCGAGGAGCGAGCGAACTTGCTCCGCAGCAGCCGCTATGACCGCGGCCTTCTTGATTTCGTGTGTGGTTTCCATCGTGGAAAGTGCTTAGAGGTTGTCGCCGAGGCCGCGCGGCGTGACGTTGACCGGCTCGGCCGGGATGTCTCGCGCCTCCTCGACGGTGCGGAGTCCCTTGAGGACGTCCCCAAACAAGTCGCGCAGCACGTAGCCGCGGGCGCGAAAGCGCAGCATCCGCTTTGGGTAGTCGGTCCACGGTCCCGACTTCGCCCAGAGCTTCGCGCGCTTAGCGTCTGCGACCGTGAAGGTCTCGACGGTGGAGGCGTCGCCGCGGGCGGCGGTCACGCGGTAGCCGTGCGCGTCGGTGTTCGGCTCGCCGATCTCCTCCTCCTTGTAGCTGGTCAGCAGGCCCGAGGCGCGGACCAGCGCGAGTGCGGCGTCGCCGTAGATAGCGGGCCGGCCGTTGATCACCGCGGTATTTTGCAAGGCAGCCATCGGCGTGAGGCCGAGCTCGGCGCCCAGCTGAATCGCGACGAGGACTGACTCAGGCTTCTCCATTCCCTTCGGCGCAAAGCCCGAGGCGACGATGGCGTTGGCGAATCGGTATGCGTCCTCAAGGCTGGCGAGTTGCACGCCCTGCGCGCCGAAGGTGACGGGTGATTTGCTGAGTTTGGCCGCTGGAGCGGCGGTGATCTGCGTATCTTCTTTGACGGTTTCGGTGTTCATTGTCTGGCTCTTGTTCTGTTGTGTTTTGCTTCTGGGTTGAGGGCGCGGCTGGGAAGTCTCGGTCGCGCCCTTTAAATTTAGAACGGCACTTCCTCGGTCAGCGTCTCGGTGACGAGCGTGACCTTGCTGCCAGCGGCAAGCGTGCCGCGGTTGCCGTGCACCAGCTGGCGCGCGGCGTTCCTCAAGCGGACGTCCTCGGCCCGCGGCGGGAATGGCTTGCCGTTATTGCCGATGCGCGGCTCCGGCTCTTGAGCGTACCACTCGACCGACTTCGCTCCGAGCGAGCGAAGCGCCGTGCCCTTGTTTTTCCCGAAGTGCACCTCGACCGAGCCTGGGTCGGCCACGATCTCGGTCGGCTGCGGGATGTCCTTCGGAGCACCAGCCGGAGCCGGCGCGGAAGCTGCGGCCGGAGCCGCTGGCTTGGTGGAGAGCAGCGCGCGAATGGCGCGGAGCTCGGCGATGATCTGGTCTGCTTGTTGGTCGGTCATTTTGTTTTGGGTTTACTAAGTCCTAAGGCTTGGCGCATCTGCCAGTCGCGGAAGGCCGCGTCGAACTGATCGTAGATCTCGCGCCACGAGACCCAGCCCTCGCCGGGAATAAAGCAGTAGTGAGCCGAGCGTTCAACGTGCCCGTGCGTGCCGGTGTAGCGCGCCGCGGAGTGGCCGCCGCCGGTCAGGTTCTTGATCGGGTTGCTCCGGTTGAAATTGTTGTTCATCGGCCGAGCAGGCGGAACTGCTTGCCCTGCATCGCGAGGATCTCGCGCGTGTAAGTGAGCGCGTGCTGGCGCATAGACGACCGAGCGCACCGACGCGCAAGCTCGTCGCGCGCGAAGTCCGCGTAATGCCGGAAGCAGACGGCTTGGCCGAGCTCGTAGTGGGCAAAGTTCGAGCCGCTACTGAAGAGCATCTTGCGTGCCTTGGTCATCGCATCGCCCTCCGCTGCGCGATCATCTTCTGTTCCTCGCGCGAGATGTAGACCGACTTAAAGCCGGCTTCCCACGCGAGCCGATAGGCCCACGAGACCGAGATGCCGGCCTCGTGCGCGAACTCCTTCGGCGTCTTCCCGGCGAGTAGTGCCTTGGCGATCATCTTGGGTATCATACGAGCGCGAGTTCAGTCTGTGACTTTGCAAGCGTGAGGTTAGCGCAGGCTTGCTCGAAGTAGCTTCTCTTGAGCTCGGATCCGACGAAGCGGCGGCCAAGCTTTAAGGACTGGTAGCCCTCCGATCCGATGCCTGTGAACGGAGAATAGACGAGGTCGCCAGGATTTGACCAAAGCGTCACGGCTCGCTCGATCACGTCCAGCTGAAGCGGGCAGATGTGCTTCTCGTCGGCGTTGTCACGCGCGCCATCTCGATTGAGAACGCGGCCTTGATCGACCGTCATCCAGACTGGCGAGGCATACTCCTGCCACATATCGACAGGAAACGAGCTCGGATCCTTGGTCACGGGTTTCGGATTCTCTCCCGGCTTGCGGAAGACGAGCAGGTAATCAGCGCAGCCAACCCGCGAATCGCAGCTGTCGGCCTTGAGCGTCTTGTAAAGCAGACCGTGCGCCTTCGTGCGCTGCATCTCGGTCACGGGTGATTTCCAGATGCAGATGCGGGAATGGAAAAGGAAGCCGTGGCGCCAGAAGGCGCGAATGATTTCCCCGCTGAAGTCTTGGAACTCGATGCGACCGTGCTTCCACTTGGTCGACAAGAGGTCGACGCAATGCACGGCGACCTCGCGACCTGGCACCATAATGCGCGCGATCTCCGCAATGAGGAACTCGAAATGCTTGGTAAAATCCTCGAGGCCGGCGCAGTTGCCCATATCCTGGAGGTCGTCCGAATAGGTGAAGAGATCGGCAAACGGCGGCGAGAAGATCGAGAAGTCAATCGACTCGTCGGCAATCTCCTTCGCCACGCGAACGCAATCGCCGTGGTAGACTTTCCAATCGTCGCCGGTCTTAAAATCGACGGCCGTGTTCTTCTTCATTTCCTTGATGCGGTTCTCGGCAAACGCTGCCGCCGCGAGTTTCATCTTCTCTTGCATTGTCTGGTGTTGATGGATCTTCCGGTTGATAGCTTGGGTAATTGCTCCTTCGGTCTCCGCTTGCACGATGTGCGCGTTGACTGGCTTCGTCTGGCCGAAGCGATAGGATCGACGAAGCGCCTGGTAAAAGTCCTCGAACGAGTAACTGAGGCCGACGAAGGCCACGTTGCGGCAATGCTGCCAGTTGAGACCCATCCCGCAGATTGATGGCTTGCTGATGATGACGCGCGCTCGGCCGTTCGTGAACGCAGCGATCTTCTGCTCCTTTGCTTTCATAGTTTCGGATCCTCGCACCTCGAGCGCGTCGGGCATCAGCGCCTTGAGCTTGTCGGCTTCGTCGTTGGTATTGCACCAGACGATCCACGGCTCGCTCGAGTTGTTGACGAGTGATGCCACTCGCTTCGCGCGAGCCTCCGACGTGAGCCGCATCTCTTCGTGCATTGTGGTTGCCGAGAGCGTGGCGTGACGGAATAGCTCTTCTCCCGAGTGGTCCCGCTGATCGACGGCGACCATCTCGACAATCATATTTAGTGGCGGCAGGATGTAGCCCTCGTCCGAGAATCCGATGTCGCTTGGCCGGCTGACGCACGCGGCCCAGCTGGCGAGCCACTTCCAGAACTCTCCCTCAGCGTG